CTAGATTGTGACCAACCCAGTTGAGCCAGCGGAACTGGGCACCAGAGCCATCTGAGCTTGAGAGTTGCACAGAGGGCAGGGTGGCCTGGAGGTAAATGCGGTGGATTAAATCACCATTGCGCTGAATAGTGCAGGTCACACGCTTGCCAAAGCCAGGGGAGCCATTGAAAGGATTTTCAATGGACTCCATGGCAAAGTTGGTGTGGCGACGGTACACCTGCTTGAAGAAGGTAATCTGGGGATTACCGGTTAGGTAAACGTCTTGGGCGCCATAGGCAACGAGCTGCATCAAACCACCGCCTGTCATTTCTTATACCCATGATTTAGAAAAAAAATTCAAGAAAACGCAAAATATTTTTATTTACCCGGGAGGTTCCTTTGCTTAAACGAAATTAAGTAATATTAAGTACATGTCTTCAAAGAATAAACAGCATGACCCATTCTTTAGGATTAAATCAACAAAACGTAGTAATGCTGAAGCGCGTACAACACTAGATACTCTTCACACTGTGCAGATTCAAAAAATGCATACAAATGAAAAGGAGTTGCATGAATTAATTGTAGAAAGAGATCTACTTTTAGAATCGCTAGAATCTGGAACTATTACTGATGATATACTCCATGAACAGTGTGAAAATAAATTAAAATTATTAGAAGCAGATATATCTGTAAGAAGAAATAAAAATGAATTTTTAGATTATTTTTTAGATACTGGTGATATATTATATAAGTATTATGATATTCAAGAAAAGATACAAGCTGGTATGCTTCCATTAAAACAATCGTGTAAAAAGAATAGTGGTAGTATTTTTGATGTATTAGAAAGAGCCGCAAAAGATGATGTCAATTATGTTGAAGAAGTCTATGAAAAACCAAATAAAGATATGAGTCGTGATAAATTACTGGAAGAATATTTAAAAAAGGTTCTTCCTGAAAATGCACGAGGTGTTGTACATATGTCTGATGATCATTATGGTGAATGTCCTGATTGCACCGAAGAAATGGTTTTCTCAGCAAATGAAGCAGTATTTACATGTATGAGTTGCGGCTTTCAAGAATTTGTATTAATTGATTCAGATAAACCTTCATACAAAGATCCTCCACGTGAAGTATCCTATTATGCATACAAACGTATTAATCATTTTAATGAATGGTTGGCTCAATTTCAGGCAAAAGAAAGCACAGATATTCCGTCAGAAGTATTTGATTCAATTCTTGTTGAACTAAAAAAAGAAAGAATTTTAGATACAAAAAATCTAAAACAAACAAAGGTTCGAGAGATTCTTAAGAAGTTAAAATTAAATAAATATTATGAACACGTTCCTCATATTATAAATAGATTAAATGGACAAAATGCTCCAATTATGAGTAGAGAAGTTGAAGAGAAGTTAAGATATATGTTTAAGGAAATTCAACCCTCTTTTCAACTACACAGACCTGAGGGTCGAAATAATTTCTTATCATATTCCTACGTTTTATATAAGTTCTGTGAGCTGTTAGAACTTGATGAACATTTACCATGTTTTCCTCTCTTAAAAAATCGTGATAAACTCTATATACAAGATAAGATTTGGCAAAAGATTTGTGCAGATTTGAAATGGGAGTTTATAAGGTCTATTTAACTCTATAAGATCAATTTAACGTATCTGAGCATCTAGAAATGTATCAATATTTGGGCTGCATATAAGATGTAAATTATCATTAATTTTTTCTATTGGCCAATCCCACCACTGCAGTTCTAAAAGTCTCTCAATCTGTTTAGATGTAAATCGGTAGCGTATATGTTTTGCAGGATTTCCTCCAACAATACTATATGGTTCTACATCTTTTACAACATGGCTATTTGCTGCAATAACTGCACCAGATCCTACTGTTACACCAGTCATAATTGTAGCACTATGACCAATCCATACATCATTGCATATAACTATATCACCAAGCTTACCTATTCCAGCTTTATTGTTAGAAAATGTTTCTTTATAAATATTTCCAAAAGGATATGTGGAAACCCAAGTTGTAGGATGATTTCCTCCAAGATAAAATCTACAATCTCCTGCAATGCTGCAGAAACTACCAATTTTTGCAATAGGACCTTGTCCCCAATCAAATATTCTAATACCATCATGGCCATATGTAAATCGTCCAACAGATTGTATTGACATAATAGTTGTTTTATACTACAACTTTAAGTGTAGGATCAAAAAGTATAATTCCAGTTCCAGACCAATGGCCATATTTTGATACATCTATCTTTTCTAGCGGAACCCATTCCCAAAATGATTTCATTTCAGTGTTTAAATATATATCATCGCATAATACCATTCCTTTATAATTATTTTTTAGCAATACCAATATAAATTCTCTTTCAAACCCACCATCATGAAATGTATCTAACATAATAAAAGGCGCTTTTAGCAGTAGTTCTATATCTTCTAAACAATTCTTAATTTTCCAAGTTATATTTGATTTTGATTTAATTGAGATTACATCACTAGGGATATCATCAACAAGATTATATGTTATAACATTTATATTATGATTATGAGATAAAGCTAGAGCACTATAACCATGTAGAGTTCCAATATCAATTAATGTAGAACCTTTTGGAAACATATAGGATAAATAGGCTAGCAATTTGTAATGTTCTACACCTGGTGCTAAGGTAAAATATTGAAAAAAGAATGCATTCCATTGTGCTTTTTCATACAATGGTTCTAAATCCATTGCAGCCACAGAGTGATTAATAGTAATTATTGTATTCATTACTTTGAATATATAATACTATAATGTCTTAACTCTTTAAAAGGGGGCGCATAGTATTTCTCCGGGATCAGCACCAGTCATATGCGTTATATCATTTCTGACTTGTGTTCCACAATTTTTCCTATATTCATCTGCTTCCTCTTGTGTAATTACATGGGACGTTTGTAGTTGTACACGAGTTCCAGGTTGACCCGCACCAAATCCTTCCGTAAATGCTTTAAAAAGAAGTATAATTACAACTACTACTAATATTACTACTGCAAATGCAGACGTATTTAGTTTTTTAGCCATTCTAATTAAGGATTATCTTATAACTTTCCTCCGGGAAATCCTACTAGATTTGCACCAATACCAAAGCCTGCACCTTGGCGGGCTGTGAAGGAAATAGAAGGAGATACTAAATCAAGAATTGCAAATACTACTGCAGCAACCACACCTAACATAACAATCTCTTCCATAAGAAAAGCTCTCTTTGGAACAAATATTGCAACTGCAGCAACTGCTAAACCTTCGACTAAATATTTAATAACACGCGTTATTACTTCTGTAGCTAACATTCTACTATTGCTTAAAGCTTTTAATTTAGTTAATCTAGAAATGTCGAATACTGTTCGTGAAGATTATCTAAATGAAGATCCCGATATACCGGGACAGAAGTTTTGTCTACTTAGTTTTATTAGCCCTGAAAATATATTAAAAAAGAAAGACCTTTACTTTTTTTCTAAGTTTCTTTCTCAATTTGAACTATCCATTAAGTCTCAGCTTATTGAAAAGCACTTTGCAACAAATATCCAGTCTATTAATGCTTCTTTAGAATCAAAGGCATGTGAGTTTGAAAAACTTGATTTAAGTGGTGTAGCACAAGAGTGCCGAAATGCTAAGATTCGTATTGATACCTATGTTTCAGATCTAAATGAATTTATTGTAAGAGAATCTCAGGCTCTAACACAAGATTCATTAAAATCTAAGTATGAAGATTATATTTTTACAAACTCTGCAAAACTTGAGGATGAGTTTTATCAACAAAATGATTTCTGCACAACGGTACGTGGTCTAAAAATTCGTGGAACTTATAATTCTCATGATGAAGCTGTAGCACGATCGAAAAAACTTCAGCGTATAGATACTCTTCATAATATCTTTGTTGGGGAGGTTGGAAAGTGGCTGCCGTGGGATCCGGAACCTTCCAAGATTAAGGAACAGGAGTATGCAGAAGATGAACTAAACACACTAATGAAGAAGTATAAGGAAAATGAGCAAGCTCGTGAGGAGCATCACCGAGAGCGTCGTGAGCATATGCGTGGTTCAACCACAATGTTTACAGGAGATAAGGATCTAGCACTTGAACGCAAGATGAATAAGTAATAATTTATAGTTAATTTTTAAAATTAACATATAAAATATTTATACACGTGGGTATAATGGTTTGCAGGTATTTTGTTGGCAAAATTCTCCTTCTTTGCATGTAATACCTTGGCAGTCTATATCTCTATACCCTTCATAAGATCTATATACGAAGTATGCAAATATAGAAGATATTATTAGTAAAATTAATACAAGAATCATTGGATTTTTAGTTCCCTTGGCCATTCTAATATGTCTAAGGAAAAACCGGAAGTATTGTTTTCTGTAAAATTGGTTGTAATGTTGAACCACATATTCCATTCATACATCTTGTACCAAATGGACATGGTTCTTTAGCAACTCCACAAAACTGTACATCCATAAATGGCTCAATCCGTATATATCTATCAGCAATAAGTAATCCAAAACCAATTAGAATTATAATTAAAAAATCAGTATAATGAAGTTTCATCTATATTATACTTTTCTTATCTGTATTGCTGGACCCTTTAATCTACGTGAGGCATTCGGGTCGTATGAATCATTATTATCTTTGCGTTGATTATTTAGTGAATGCTGCCAAAATTCTGGTGCACCAATCTTAAAATCATTATGCATACTTGCTTTGTACCAATATACACAATCTTCTAACTTAGCACTTTGACTAGTATTATCAATTACAAGACATTCATAATTTTGTGTACATTGATCCATAACTTGGCAAAAGAATTCAAATGATGGAAATGCTGATGCATAATTATCATAAATACGTTTTCTATTACTTTGGTATGATTCACGTAATATAAATACATAATCTACATTTGTTCTTAATGCTGGTTGAATACCAAGAGGATATTGCATTGTAATAATAAAAAATACTTTTAACCAACGGCCGTTCATAAATAAATAGCGAATATTCTTGTCATGGGTCCATGAGTCATCGTACATACAGTCATCTAAAATCATAAATGATCGAGCATCAATTCTACTTTGAATTCCTTTTTCAGATTCTTCTTGAATCTTTTGTGTTAACATTTTCTGTCGTTTGCAAAAATTAGCCAATATAACTGGATTATATTCTCCATGAATAAAAATTGGTGGAATCATTTTTGAGTAAAACCCATTTGATTCTTCTGTTCCAGAAATAACTGTTCCAAGAGGCATATCTTGATGGTGATATAGCAAATCCTTTACAAGTGTAGATTTACCTGTTCTTCGTCGCCCAATAAAAACACACACTGCATCTTGTTGAACTTTTTTCATATCAAATTTTTTTAAGGATACATTTACAGCCCCGGACATATGTTATACAGGATTAGTATAAAATAATTTAAGTTAATTAACTTCTTACCCCGGGTTTGATGCGTTATATAAGTTATGTTTGATTCTATAATGCCAAAAAGATGAACACACAACTACTCCGGGGTATAACTATACCAAATCCCAAATCTACTATTGCAGAACTTCCTGAAAAATTAGAACATTATACAAATCTTAAAAGTTGGATTCCACCAATGAAAGATTTATTAAAAATTAATGAGATTAGTGGAGTTATATTTGACATTGGTGAAACAATTCAAAAATTAGATATATCAGGAAATAACTGTATCTTAACTCTTAAGAATCCTAAAAATCAAACAAGAACTGTAAATTCATATATGAAAATAACGCATTTATATGATCCAATTCATTATCTACAAGGTGAAGAAAAAGATGAAACACTCCATGATGTATGGAATCAAGGATATGTTGAAACTGTTGCAACATATGCACTTGGTCGACTGCGTAGTGAAGATATATCCCCACATTTTAATTTTTATTATGGTGCATACTCTGCAATTGCAGAAAAGTATAATTATAATATAACTGATGAGGTTGAAAGTTATCGCATGTATCGTTGGTTTTGGGATATTATTGAATCATCTAAGGCTTCAATAGATGTATTAGGCAACAATCAAGAAATGGTTGAAGAATTAAAAAAAGTAATACTTGTTAAACCAGATTATTGTTTAGAAAAAAAAAATGAAAGTTCTAGTGTTATTGAAGAATTATCAAGTATTGGATCACATAAAGAAGAGTGTGAATTAGAAAGTTTAGATTCTGTAACGCTGCATACACACTGCAGTACAGAATCAAGTAAAAGATCTGACTATAGTGATCAGGATGATGATGATAATTATACTAATGATGATGACTGTCTTGTATATATGACACTTTCTAACTTTCCAGTTATGATGATTTTTACTGAAAAGAATGTAGCAACAATGGATGATTTATTAGAAAATTATACTGAGGTTGGTGCTGAGGTAGGTACAGAGAGTTGGGAACAAAGGTGGTCTGCATGGATTTTTCAAGTTATTGCTGCATTATCTGTTGCACAAACAATATTTGGATTTATACACAATGATCTTCATACAAATAATATTGTGTGGTCAGAAACAAAAGAAAAATATTTATATTATAAGACAAATAATAAACAATATTTTCGTGTTCCAACATATGGAAAAATATTTAGAATTATTGATTATGGTAGAGCAATATTTCATATAAATGATAACTTCTATGTAAGCAGTGATTTTAAACAAGGAAATGATGCTGCAACCCAATATAATTTTCCTCCACTATCAGAAGATCCTGACGCACCAATTGTATATCCTAACCCATCTTTTGATTTAGCTCGTTTAGGGATTAGTTTGTTAGAATCACTCTTTCCAATAAAACCTGAAGAAAAGAAAGATGGATTATTGCTAAGTTCTGAAGAAGGAAGAATTGTAAAAGAAACACACTCCCCATTGTATAATCTTATATGGACTTGGTTAATAGATAGTGAAGGTAAAAATATATTATGGGATTCAGATGATACAGAACGATTTCCAGATTTTAACCTATATGTACATATATCTGAGCACTGTAAAAACTCAATTCCAAAAGAACAACTCTATAAAAAACCTTTTAAAATGTTTGCTGTAGAATTTATACCAAAAGATGCAAAACTATATTCATTATTTGTCTAGCACTTTAATAATTTCAGTAAATGATTTATTTAAATAAAAATTTTCATAAATAAAAGGAGTACGTATATCAAAAATGAACCACTTTTTAACATTCTTTAATGCATATGTATTTAAACAGGGTATTAAAGGACCAGTATTAATGGCAATAATATATTTAGCATGAGTGCTAATTGCACCAATATCTTTTAGAGTTAGTCCTCCATCTAATGTACATGGTACATCTCTAATTTTTGCAGTTGTTATAAGTTTATATTTCTTTTGTAGTGTACGTACCATAGCATTAAATTCTTTTAAATTAGCTTCTAAGTCATATTGTAAAGATTGTGGTTTAGAATTAATAATTAGTATATCATTATTTTTATATTTATTTGGAAAATTATTATAACGTTTTAATAAATCAGGATCTGTATATGAGAATTCTTTTAGCTTAGGTAGTCCTGTTTCTTTTGCCAAGAATGTTGAATAAAAATCAGTTAAAAATTCATTATACGGGGTTTTATCTAAATCTTTTTTAAATAAATTTAAATCCGTTATTACAAATTTAATTAAGAAATGATAGGAATGAAATGTATTAATATATCCGTCGTTTCTTATTAACATTTCAAGATCACTTAGTACAGGAAAGGGTGTTATTAAATCAATATCATGTATATGAATATTTGGACAACACTTAAATTCTTCAACTTGAGGTATAAATTTTTTTCGTATATAATAATTTACTGTTATATTATTTTTAAGTATATAATCTTTACAATTATATAAATAAATCATAACAAATATAGCATCTCCTAAATGTGCATCATTATATAGATTTAATATTTTTGATTTTTTTTTAAGTACCATCTATTATAAAATGATATTTTGAGAATCTCCCTTAATAACTCTATAACTATCTGAGTCATAATGTGTTGTAGATACTTCAAATATATCACCTTCTTCAATACATATTATTTGATGAGGTTCACCAATTTGATTTGTTATAATATCGCCGGGTAATAAGTGCTCAATTTTAATATCCGCATTGGAAGTATCAATCCATTTAAATGTAAATTTACCACTTTGTACATACCATGTTTCTGTCTTTTTAATATGAAAATGCATGCTGAATTTTGCATCTTTCTTAAAATGTAGAATTTTACCACAATACTGCTCATTATTTATAATAATAACTTCATGCCCCCAACCTTTTGGTACAATTGAAGCAGTTTGTTTTTTTTGAGTTGTTGGCCATACACTTTCTACATTGAATGATTTATCGTCAATATATTTATCATACACTGGTTTTCCAAATAATAGCGTATGATATTTACACCCCCACGTTTCTAAAGATTTCTTAGTCAATTCTTCATAATTATTTCCAGATTCAGATCCTCGTGCAGTCCAATATGTTATTTTATTTCCTTCAGCATACAATTTATTTACTTTTTCAATTCTTTCAAATATAGGGGTTGAGTGTAGATATTTATTTTCTTGAGAATTATCCGTATTACATATTGTATTATCAATATCAACAAAAATATTCATTATGTATATTAGATTATTATGTTTTTTTTAGACAATAAATCCCCAAATATTATTGTGCTCGGAGATATAATGTTAGATTTCCATACATACGGATCAATTGAAAAACTTGCAAATGAAGCTCCAATACCTGTATTGCATAAATCAAGTCATATAAATTTATTAGGTGGATGCGGAAATGTAGTTATGAATCTACATTCACTAGGGTGTAATAGTATAACACTGTTTTCTATGGTAGGAGATGACTATTATGGTAAAAAGGTAAAACAGTTGTGTGATTCTTCAAATATAGAGTATCATTTCATAGAATCTGGTAATACAACTGTAAAAAATAGATTCTTTTGTGATAAAAAATTATTATTTCGCTACGATATAGAAGATTATAAAGAATTAACATATGCAGAAGAAGATATTATATTTGAAAAGTTTATATCTGTTTTGGCTTCTAAAAATATTAATTCAATAATATTTTCTGATTATAACAAAGGGTTTTTAACACAGCGATTATGTCAAATGATTATTAAAAAAGCAAATGAAAGAAATATATTTACTTGTGTTGATCCAAAGAATAATTATGAAAAATATATGAATTGTAGTTTGATTAAACCAAACCGTAATGAAGTTAAAAAACTATTTGGCTATGATTGTAGTTTAGAAAATATACATAATGTATTAGTATCTATTAAAGATAAGGTAAAGTCAAAATATGTTGTAATAACATTAGCAGATAAAGGTATATCTTTTTTAAATGCTAGTAATTATTTCTTTTTTGAAAATACAGAATCAATTGATGTTATTGATGTTACTGGTGCGGGAGATATTGTAAATACAATAATTTCATATTATTTCCCTTACATTGAAGATAAAGAGTATATTATTAAAGTAAGTTCTTATATTGCAACGCGATCAGTTTCATATGTAGGAACTTATATTGTAAATTGTCAAGATATACTTTTAGCAAATAGATATTTTAATGATAATAAACTTATAACAGTTAATGATATTAAATCTATTAAAAGTCCAGTAGTATTTACAAATGGATGCTTTGATATATTGCATAAAGGTCATTTAGAGTTATTTAAATTTTGTAGATCACAAATCCCATCACATGGACTAGTGATTGTTGGATTAAATAGTGATGCATCTATAAAACGATTAAAAGGTAACACAAGACCAATAAATGATATTGAATCACGGGTACATATGTTAAATTCAATAAATAATGTAGATTATGTAATAGTCTTTGAGCAAGATACACCATATGAATTATTAAGTATATTACAACCGGATATACTTGTAAAAGGAGGTGATTATACATACGATACCATTATAGGAAAAGAGTATTGTAAGGATATTAAGATTTTTAAAACACTAGAAGGTTATTCAACAACAAATATATTAAAGAAAAGTCTAGAACTTAGGGACGCCAACTTGAATCTCTAAATCATCAACTATGCTAGTACTAATACCTAATGATGTTGGAATAAGTGCAACCAAGTACGTTATTAGATAATTAGATGAATCAGGTAGTAAATACATTATAAAAAGAAACATAATAGATCCAATAATGAAATCACGACATATTGTTTTGATTGTTGGATCTTTCTTTTCAAGTGTATATGTACTTAATGCTCCAAACGCAGATATTAGTGTACCTCCAAATAAAATACCAATAGCATAGGAACTCATTTTCTGGCTGTTATCTAGGAATAAACATTAATATTTCAAACGAACTAGAGCTCTTCAAATTCAATGGGAGTAGTTTTATCTAACTCTTCAAATTCATTAAGTTCTACTCCATCTGTATCTAATACTTTAATTAATGATTCATCATCTTCATCTTCGTCATCGTTATTGCTTGTATTTTCATAGTCAAATACAGTATTTACATTTGAAAATTGCACACTTGGTTCAGTATCAATATTAATTGTTGGAGGTACCGGAGAGGAATTATTTTTATTTGATTTATTTAGTGGCACCTCTTCACTCTGTTTTTGTTTTGATTTCTTCACTGGTACCTCATGACTAGGTTGTTGTTTTGATTTCTCCACTAGTACCTCTTCAACCTCATGACTAGGTTGTTGTTTTGATTTCTTCACCGGTACCTCATGACTAGGTTGTTGTTTTGATTTCTTCACTGGTACCTCTTCAACCTCTTCATTAGGTTGTTGTTTTGATTTTTTCACTGGTACCTCTTCAACCTCTTCATTAGGTTGATATTTTGATATCTCTTCAACCTCTTCATTAGGTTGGTATTTTGATACCTCTTCAACCTCATGACTAAGTTGGTATTTTGATATCTTTACTGGCACCTCTTCATTAGATTCTTTGCTTAATTCCCTTAGTGGAACCTCTTCATTAGCTTCTTTGCTTAATTCCATTAGTGTTAGCTCTTTAGTAACTTCTTTGCTTAATTCCCTTAATGGAAGCTCTTCACTAGCTTCTTGTTTGGTCTGATCCTCTACAAAATCTTTCTTTGCAATAGTCTCTTCTTTTTCTTCAACAGCCTCCTCCTCATCACCATCATCTTTTAGATATTCTTTTAATATATTCTTTACTGGTAGCATGCTACGTATAGACTGAAGAATTCCATCTTGTATTAGTTGTTCTGTACTACGTAGATTCTTTTGACGGTCAATAGGTGATCCAGCTGGTGAAAATAGAAATACATTTGACCATATAATTCTAGCACATTCAATTAAGGTATGATGTAAAAAATGTTCAACTTTTGGTATTGTTATTTGCAGCTTTTTTTGTTTTGTTGATAAACGGATAGCTGAAAGAACTTTTGTGTGAGCAACAAACACTGCACTTAGTAAGTCTTCAAAGTAATCACAATTAATATCTTTTAGTAGCTTTGCTGTCTCTTTTTGAACAGTTTCATAACTCCATTCAGATATATTTTTAAGAGCACCCTGGTATGTTATTAATATTTTTCGTGGTTCATTTTCATTCTTTGTTTCATCAAATAAGTTTAAAAAATATCTTAAATAAGCATTTAAACAGTATTGCGATAATTGTCGCGTATATTCAGTTTTAGCATCCGCGTACACATTAATTCCTTCACTGCCGGAATCCATATTCTATTCTTTTAAATTGGCGTATCCTTTCTTTGGTTACAATCCGCAGATAATAAAAAAGAAAGTTGAATCCATGAAGAATATCCTGCGCCCAAACGTTTAAATATTTCTAAAATCTCTTTTTTATCCCAACTAGAGCTATATGCAACATTGTATAATAGGTGTATTGGATCATATCCCTTCTTTCGTAACTCTGGTATCATATCTAATGATATTGTACTAGGCATTGATGGTTGAACATATAAATGATATTTTTTTGCTACAATTATTAATCTCTCTTGACGAAATGAAGTTGTAGAATTCATACACCTTTGTATGCATCGTGAAATAATTGGTGGAGATAATTTCCATGGTTCACGAACTTCTAACATAGAAGTTACACTTGGTGAAGATGTTTCTAAAATTCTTCGCAAAAATGCTTGTGCCTCTTGTGTTAAATCATCAGCACCTTCAATCCAGACAACTAATGGTTCTTTTGACCTGACTTGCTGATGTAGAATTTCACGTCCCTCACGTAAACTTCTATCAATACGAACATTCCATCGAAATAATTTAGCTCCTTGTTTTGTTGCTTGAGATCGAATGTAATAGGATTTACCTGTCCCTGCTTCACCCGTTATTAAAAATGAATTTTTTTTTTGTATCCTTTGCAGTTCCATCTACTGTTTACGGATCGTTTGCGTTTTAAACCTACATATTTCTTAAATAATCTTGATATGCAGCTTCATCTAGCTCTGCATTTTTATTAATTGATTGAGATTTCATTAAAGGGTTTTCCTCTAATCCAGATATAATATCATATTGATTACGTTGAGAAGATATATCAAGTTTAAGAGGAGCACGATACCGTATTTGACCAATATCTCCTACACCTGCAGGAAGTTCTAAAGATCTATTTACTGCATTTGCTCTATCATTAATACTATCTGCATCAATTCGTTTTGCAGTTTGATTCTGAATATCTCCTTTAAATAAAGCTAGTCCACCAGCTCCTGACATTGGCTTTCGTCCCTTTGAAACAGCTTCTTTAACGGGATTTGTTCTCATATTATATGCAGCATCATGACTAGTAAAGTCTTGCATAGATGATGCAGGTGTTCCATAATACTCTGATTTTGCAGATATTTGCGACTTTTGTGTAGGTTTCGCAATATCATTTGGATTATACACTTTTGGTTTACTAGGTGCATCAGCAGATGAAGGCATTCCATAGTATTCTGATTTTGCAGATATAGCTTCCTTTTGTGTACGTCTTGCAATATCACTTGGATCGTATACTTTCTGTTTACTAGGTGCATCTCCTGACGAAGGTGTACCATAGTATTCTGATTTTGCAGATATAGCTTCCTTTTGTGTCCTTCGTGCAACATCATTTGGATCATATACTTTGTGTTTACTAGGTGCATCTGCAGATGAAAGCATACCATAGTATTCTGAGTTTGCAGAAATTCCTTCCTTTTGTGTGCGTCTAGCAATATCATCAGGATCATATACTTTTAGTTTACTAGGCGCATCTGCAGATCCAGCTGAACCTAAGTAATTCCAGTGTATTGTTGTTTCTTTTACAGTTGTACGAGCAACATCCTCAGACCATACTGTTATTGCAGGTGCACCACTTGCATATCCTACAGGTGTACCAGTTTGTCTTATATTACCTACTGTTTCACTTCTATACGTAGGTCTTGGTGTATCTGTATAGTGAACAGGTACATTACCAGAATCAGCAGGAACAATATTAAGAGCCATTGTTCTTGATGATGTTGCAAAACGTTCATTTGGTCTTATTTCAATTGAAGATTTACCATAATCTGCTTCAGGAGAATCCACATTACCTGTAAAATATTCAGTCATATTTGCATTACGATATCCTGCGCCACCATATTGTTGCGCCATTGGGGTCCGATAGGAACCAGTAACATAAGATTCACCATATTCTTGTGAAGCTGCAGGACCTATCATTTCACTTGATGTTTCTGGGCGTGTTTGATGTTTCATAACTTGAATAGGTCTTGATGTATGCTTTTGACCTTCCGTAGAAAATGCACCAATAAAACGTTCACCATGCTGATCAATAAAGAATGTATCTGGTTTATATTTTCTTATTTCTCCAGGCTCATGTGCAGAATCGCCAATAAAGTGTTGACCAGGGATAACATGAGCTTTATAAGATAACTTAGGGTTATCTTCTGTACGCAAATCATCCGTCTTTGGCATTTTTTTCATCATTAATTCATTTACTTCAAGTTGCTGAAATCCACCTTTTCCTGTTGCACCATATCTTTCACCTACACCCGCACCTACACGTACCGGCTCAAAAGGTTTCTCACCTCCTCTATTACGTGGTAATTCAATACGACCTTCCAAGAATTCTGTAGAGTTTTCTAAACCAAAAGGATTACCAAATGGTGTTTGGCCAGTAGCAAACATTGTTTCAACTTCTTGTTTTTTGATTTGTGTTGCGCCAGCACCAGTGTAACTATCTAGTATACCAGTGTTTGATTGGGATTCAACATTCTGACGAATACGACTTCCAAAAAAAGGGACCATATTGTTGTGTGTAAAATCATCAGCAGATATTTTTGCTCCGGATAATGGACTTATTATAGAATCATCTTTTATATATATTGGGTTTTCTTCAACATTAGCAGGATTTAAACGGACTTGTGCAGTTGAAGATTCTACCGCTTGAACTCTTGGCGTGGGTATCTTAGGAATTTTTCCATAGGATAATGCAGTTCCTTGAGGTCCGGGAGAAGGTTCACTTGGTATAAATTTTCCACCGTAATTTGTTTGTAGTTCTGCAGAAGCTATATTTCTAAAGCCTTCATCTTTAGAATCTGAAAATTTATTGATTAAATATCCAAGACCTACTAAACCAAAGACTGCAATAGCTTCCATCTAAATTAGTGTGTTTTTGTCTTTTCTTTTACAATATCACGTGAAGGTATAAAAAAGTCAAAGGGCGTTTCAAATACAAGTTGAGGTTGATGAGGTAAAGCTTCCCAACGATTCCATCCAGTAGCACGTAATGTGCATGGTGGATTATTTAAACGATTGTATAGGAGAGGAAAAGATTCATCTGGCGGAGAAATAATAGTTGCATTTGTATATTTATTTGTTGCTGGGTTGTATTGCAGCTCATTATTTTTCACGCGTGTGCTAGGTCTATTCATATTTTTTAGATCTGATTCAACATCTGTTTTCCATGCATCACCTACCCATGAATCACCAGATTTTTGTATACGAGTTGTTATATCTACTGGAAAAGATGAAGGGCAATTAATACCGGGGGCATTTGTATAATAGCGTAAAGAATAACTTGTAATACGTAAATCATCTTGCATATGAAAATTATCCCACTTAGAACTTGTCATGTTTCTTTGAAACTCTTGGCTTAACATATCTAGTATTAGATTAAAACTTTTCTGGTCGCGTACATGCTTCAAGAGTATAGCCCTCAGGTGCATTTACAGATTCATATGACCACATTTGGTATTCTTCACGTGGTATTGGTTTTACGTTAATTTTTAGATCTAATTTATTATTAATTCTTTCTAATATATTGCTTTTATCGGGTTTATGTTGACCCTCGTTACAACGTGTAAAGGGTCTTGTTATTCCTTGTAGATCTGATTCTAAATCAGTACGATTGCCTTTTATTTCATATACTTCATTTCCACCAACTATACCTAATATATGTCTCTTTGGTACAATGTGCTCATACGAATACATAGGCATTCCATTTAAATGATATCCTTCCTTTTTTTCAAATGTATGAGAAGCTTGTTTCTCAGATACTTGAAAATATGCTGGCCCTTGCATCTTAACTATTTATTACTATTTTTTTAACGACGACTTCTTGTAGAATTAGACCTACTTTTACAACGACGTCTGGTACTTCCACCATTTTTTGAATTTGCATGAAATCCTACATTATTTGATTGATAACCAAATGATGGTTCTTTTCTCCAAGGACCTGATGGTGTTTTAATATGTGGCCTAACGGGTGTAGGAGAGTTTGTTGCATTTCTTGCATTTCTTGCATTTCTTGCATTTCTTGGATTTCTTGGATTTCTTGAATTTCTTGCTCTATTTTTAGGAGGTGATTGACCTGGATATTTTGCAGAAAAAAAACGTGGCATCTATTGTAATAATAACTAATAATTAACATCACGTATATAAGAACGACTTGGTAGACCACCGCGAATCCAGCCGGGTGAAGCTACTTCAGGAATAATGTTCTTTGGGTTTTGTATATTTTCCTTTACTGTATTAAGTAGAGGATCATATTGTGTAGTAAATTCTTGCTCAGATATTGTTCCACACTCCTTTCCTTGGCGTACTTGTTCGCTGTGCAGTAGATATGTTTCTACTTCAGGGTTTCCTCGCCCACCTCCCATGTAAGGAACACTTAAGAATGGGCGAGCCTGAGAACGAGTGCTGCATTTATTGTTTTTAAATTCTGGTTGATTGCGTAGCACAGAATCACTATCAATATTTTTATTGTTAGTGCCGTAGCCTTCTCGTGGAAATAACATTAAACTTTGAATAGCTAAAGGATTAACGTCCTTTGCTTGAGGAACAAGGTTTGTTGTAGCATATGTTCCAGGACCTTTTGATTGAACAAAATATTGGTCAATTCCGCAAGAATCATCTCTTGTATTAGTTAATTGGTTGATCTCCATTCTTCTGCCTATTAAGATCTTTTTTAGTAAATAAATATAGAATGAAACCTGCAAAAAAAATGTTAACACAAACTTTTTGCAAATGTATTAAAAAGGTCCGTAATTATATTAAACCAATTGTTAAAGGTCAAAGTAAGGAATCTGCTGCAATTGCTGTATGTATCAATAGCGTATTAAAAACAAGAGGTAAAACCTTAAAAAAATTTTCTTGCCGTAAAGGAAAACTTTTTACACGTAGTGTTAAGGGTTAATGTTTAGCCATGGAAGTGCTCCACCATCCGTGCCAGGCATACATGATTCACGCCCACCTTCTTTACAGGTCTTTCCGGGGATCTTATATAACCAATTTTGATATGATTCTTGATCGTTTGGTATAGTTGTACTTGGCATTGTTATAAATTGACGCTGACTCTGAGATTTACCAAATACATCCGTAGGGTCGTTAATAAATTGTGTTCTAAAAAAATCATCCAGTTGCACTTGCACAAGAGGATCTTCTAGTGATAATGCAGGGCCTTTTTTTGGATTATACTTAATCTCATCAATCAATACGTTCATAAATGGATTGATTGCAGTGGGAACTGTTGAATCTAGACCAATAATTTCTTCAACAGTATCATCTATACTAGATATAACCGGGGTACTACTAAATCCTTCAGATGACATATTTAAATAATAAATAAATATAAGAGCTAATAACACAAATCCAATTAATATAAGAGTATTAGATTTATTCATCTATCTATCGTAAAGCCTATTATTTCCTACCTTTTTTTGCGTCTAACTTCTTCTTTAGTCTAGAACGGACTAACGCAAGTCTGCCACTACCATCATTCCCACTTGAACGAGCAAGATCAGGATCTTCAAAACTAAACGCTGAGCGGAACGTTTCTAGAATCTCTACAAATGCTGGATTTGTTTGAAACTCTTTCATTAGCTCTTCAGCTTCTGCAGCTAGCTCTTGAGGTTTTAGCTGACCACTTTGTACCTTTTGTTGAAGACGCTTTCCAATCTTTTCCATAGCTTTTTGAATCATTTCAGGATTTTTGCTAGATGCTTGAATTAATATCTCAAAGGCACGTACTGGATCTTTTTCACATGCAGCAATGTCTTCATCGGTGAAGCCAAAATCTTCAGGATTAAATTCAGCAATTAGTTCCTCACTTAGCTTTGCAAGTTTTCCTTTTAAAAACTTTTCAGGTAATGGCGGAAGTGTTGTTCCCTGTTTTCCAAAAAGCTCAAAAAATCTGCTTGATAATTTAGTAAAGTCTACAGATTCCATACGAGTTCTCCAATCTCTCATAATTGAATCAATCCACTCTTGTGATACACCATCTACATCACCAGTTGTGTAAATAACACACAAATCTAAGATAGAAATATATTCTTTTATTGCTTTAATACTACGCTCAGATAATTGAGACCATAACGTATCAGGTATAACCACACCAGGTAATACAATATGTTCAGTACTTTCTTTCTTTAGTTTAAAAACTTTCTCCGTATATGTAGTTAACCTAGATTCTTTAATAATATCTTTTGCAGCATTAATCTCATTACTTAATTCAGGACAAGCTCCTAGTAGATCTGCACAAAACTCGTCATATTTCGAGTCAAAGGTGGCCTCCATATTCTTTCTTAAATAAATGTTTTTTAGGTGCGCATATTACGCTGACTTTATTTTTGTACATAGTATTCCAAGAACTCTCATATAGTTCCAAATACTTTCACGATTACTATCGGACATTGTGTGCCAATACTTTTCAAATAGATTGAGTGCTGGAGATATTTCATTAAATTCATTTGAAATCTTTTCACGTGCATAAGCAATAATAAATTCTGCATCTCTTTGAATTACTGCAGTTTCTAGTGGCTTATGTACATACTCAACATACATATCTAGTACAAGTTTTGGATTGCTTGCTTTTGCAAATTTAATCATTTCTAAAGCACTCTTAATATCGCGTTCTTCCGGATATGATAGTGATAGATCTTCAAAAAATCTAATTAGTTGTGTGTTAAATAGTCCCAATGGCGTTGTCATCTCTTAATATATATATTCAATGTATCTTTAAACATTTTTTTACATACGATTCATTTGGCCTGGAAGCCCTAAATCACGAGAACGTTGGTATTCTTCCATTTGTTTATCAAACATCTCTTCTTTCTTAGAACGACCACGTCCTTGCTCAGTCTTTCCGGGATTAAAATCTTGGGATGATTTGTCGCCCATTGCGTTAGCTCCATGTAGGAAAGCAAAGGATCCTGGAATAGTTGTTCCACCATTACCTGCAGTGCTTGTATCGGAATCATTAAAACTGTAGCCAACACCTTTTGAGAAACTTACATTTTCTGCCATACTCCATGCATCTGGCTCATTTGATGTATTAGATGATTTAGTAGAAGGGCTAGGTTGTTGTTGTTTCATCTTATTTTCATATAACCAGTTCATAACTTCTCCATCTGTGCGTGGCTCAGATTCTCCGTGTATAACAAGTGTCGGGACCTTTTTTAACCATTTTGGCAATTGCTGTTGTAGCGGAGGATCTACACAAATGTATTGGAAATCTGATTTATAACTTGTACTAGAAATCTCTAATATAAAAGCCTTTGACCACTGGCACTTATTAGAGTAATAACACAGGTTCTTCTTGCGTTCCATTAATTATTTATTAGAACTCGTATGTCTGTATGAAAACGCATTAATGTAAAAAAATTGTTTAAATATATAAAGAAAATACAGTATAGTTATATAAAGATGGATAATGTCGGAGTCTTTCAAAATGTTCAAATCAAGAATGATGTACTAAAGTTTCAACTTGTAGGTAGCCATGTATCTTATGCAAATACACTGCGCCGTATTATCTTATGTGAAGTTCCTACTGTTGGATTTCGTGCAGAAATTCTAAAAGATGGTTCCACTAGTGATATTAAGATTGAGCGAAATACTACAGCAATGAGCAATGAGATGTTGGCTCATCGTATTGGTCTACTACCACTCCACGCTAGTCCTGTAGATTGGGATCCCGATCGTTATGTATTTAAACTAAATGTAGAAAACACTGGTCCTAATCCTCTTGATGTATATGCTTCTGATATTGATGTATATGAAGTTGTTGATGGTATACAAACTCGTATTCCAAATACACAATTCTTTAAAAAGAATACATTGACCGGTGAAACATGTTTAATTGCTCTATTGAAACCAAGTGTGGCAAATCAAACACCTGAAGCAATATCATTAATTGCAAAAGCAACTGTTGGTATTGGTAAGGAAAATATGCGGTATAGCACGGTAAGTCAGTGTGCATATTCATATACACGTGATCCTAATGAGGAAAAGCAAAAGCAACTATTTATTAAATGGCTAGATAGCCATAAAAAGATTAATATTATTGAGCTAGAGAGTGATAATGAACGACTAAGTATGTATAAGCGAGAGTTTGAAACAATGGAAGCAGCACGATGCTATGTTATGAATGCAAAGGGTGAGCCCAGTAGTTTTGACTTTAGCATAGAAACGGTTGGTGTTCATAATCCATATGATATTGTTGCTGAAGCACTACGTATTCTTGTAAAGCGTTGTTATGCGTATGGTGCTATTGATAAAGGCGATCTACCAGATAATATTAAGATTCAGCCAACTAAAAAGGAAGCAAAAGGATATGATGTTTACTTTCAAGCTGAGGATCATACACTGGGAAATCTACTAACCACATGGATGGATGAAAACATTCTTGATCCAACTGGAAATACTGATGGAACTGTTTCTTACTGTGGATATTGTGTTCCTCATCCACTACGCGATGAAATGTTAATGACAATTGTAGCAAAGGATATTCTTATTACACGCAAAGCAATTGCAGTTGCTGCTGCACAGTGTTCAAAGATGTTTTCAACATGGAGGACTGAGTGGTCAACACTTAAGTAATCATGTTATGTAGTACATAACTAAATTACTTTCTTGTTTTTCTTGATTTTCTTACTTTTCTTGTTTTTCTTTTACTAAGACCAATTCCTCCTTTTACTACAGGTGCTGGAGGAGGTCTTGATGCTGGTGCTGGAGGAGGTCTTGATGCTGGTGCTGGAGGAGGTCTTGATGCTGGTGCTGGCGCTCGCCTTTGTGCTTGTGCTGGTGCTGGTGCTGCTGCTCTCCTTAGAACGCCTTTAGGTTTAGTACTTTTAATTATCATACGCTTTATTTTTCGAGAAGAATCTCTAAGTGTAGTCGTTAAAGCTTCTCTTCTTCCTGCTGGTGCTGGTGCTGCTGCTCTTATTGGCGTCACTGCTGGAGTATTCGCTGAATTATATGAAGTTGTAATACTTCCTACTGGACCTGAATCACCCGTAGCATTTTTAAACTTAGATGAAACTGTAAAAGTACTATTAGGACTAGAAGTTTCTATTACAATAAAATTTAGAGTATTTGTAGGAGTGTGAACTAACCTACCATGACCTTCTAGTGTTGTTGAATCTAAAGTATATCCTGTAGAATTATTTGCGATAATAGTAATGTCATATTTATTATTAGGCTTATCCCTACGTCCAGATACTTCTAATATAGGGACTGGTATTGTTGCCGGCCTTAGTGCTGGTGCAGGCGCTCGTGCTGATGGCTGCCTTGGTGCTGGCCTTGGTGCTGGTGCTAGTGTAGGCCTTGGTGCTGGCCTTGGTGCTGGTGCTAGTGTCGGCCTTGGTGCTGGCCTTGGTGCTGGTGCTGGCCTTGGTGCTGGTGCTAGTGTCGGCCTTGGTGCTGGTGCTAGTATCGGCCTTGGTGCTGGCCTTGGTGCTGGTGCTGGCCTTGGTGCTGGTGCTGGTTCTGCTGTAGGAACTG